GCTTCTGTTTGATATATATCGATGTTCATTCTATTTCCTTTGTTGGTATTGCTGTCTTACCCATCTCAATACCTTCTTTGATGCAATCAAGCAGGGCTTTGCGGATAAGAAACACAATGGCTTCTTGGTCAAGATTGACGCTGAAGTCTGCTGATCCATCTTCGTTTTCTTTGTACATATCAAGTTCGATTTTCATTTCTTCCTCACTGCAAAAATAATTAAACCAATGATGGTAGTCAGCATTGCACCAGCTTGAATCAGTGTTGGTGCTAACACAAACCACCAAGACCAATCAATGAAGTCTGTCAGCTTCAACACAATGAAGATGAGAGTTAGTACACTTAAGAAGTTCATTAGAACAATTCCTTTTTCAGTTCTTTAATCTTTGCTGTCGTGTAGTGCGACAACACCTTGAAGTCAATCTTAGGATTCTTAAACTCCTTCACGAAGTTCCAAGTTTCCTCAGTGACTAGATCGTAGTATACAGTGTGAATCAAACGAGGAATGTATTTACTGGACCACCCTTCCATTTCGTTAGTGATTTTTGCAACAACCTTGTCCACCAAAGCCTGCGTCACATACTTCAGAACAATCTTCTCTTCAACGATTTCACCACCAATGACAGGCGCACCCATTGCAAGGTGATGCTTAGCTTTGAATTCGTTGCCGACAATCTTGGCCCATGTCTGACGACCATACTTGTTCTGGTAGTCATAGTTCTTGATGACAACACCTTCACCAGCACCTTCACCATCCTTCACCAGATAGTGTGCCTTACTCAGACACTCAGTGAAGTGGTCAATGCTGCCGTTCTTGATAATGGCAATGGGAGCAATGACGTTGATGCCAGCAGCAACGAGTCCTTCAGAGTATTCGTCATAGCTAAGCAGCCGTTCTTTGCTGCGATCAAACACATCGAACACATAGAACTTGCGCCATGCATCATCGTTGTAGGTCTTCAGTGTGTGCGGCACAAGCCATTCACCGTAGAGGATGAGGTCTTTTTCGTTGTACAGAAAACTGGTGATGCGTTCATCAGCCTCCATAGCATTAAAGAAACCAGCATTGTCATTGTCCAGAGCAAGCTCACGGTTGCGACTACCTGCTCTGATGCCATCAGCCCACCAGACACTACCGTTAGTACCGTCCAGCTTAGGGAATACGTAGCACGTACCCACTTCAATGCCTTCAACTTCGGTGTTACCGTAGCGTTCAAGGTGTTGATATTTAATGAAGCTCATACTTTCTTTTTCCTTTCAAGTTTCTCTTGATCAGTTTTGATTTTATGACAAGGCTTACAGAGCGTTTGCAGATTGTCATGATCACAGAACAATCTGTCAATATAAGTGTTCCAGTCTACGAAACCTGTTGCTGTGTCCACAACAGGAGAAGTGTGATCTACTTGAACATCTACACTAACAAACTGACCATGACATATTGCACACGAATAATGATAAGCAAGTTTCCCAGTCTTAGCGTTCACCTTTCTGCCTACCAAAGCATTTTTCAACGCATCAAACTTGGGAGGATAACGTCTAGAAGCATTGCGTAATGCAGAAATGATGAATGACTTTCTTACAGCATCAGTCCATTTGCGTTTCAAGATGTTCCCTCTTTGCTTTCATGTATGTTACGTGTGCTTCGGAGGGTGTGTCAAATGTACCAAGATGTATCAACTTACCCAGAACTTTAAGCCTAGCTACATACTTACTACCTGAAACGCTAACCCCTAAAAATCCACAAGTATTATTTTTGTGAGCTTTCTTTTTGTTGTACATGTTTATGGTCTGAGGAACATCTCTTAAATTGCTAAACTTATTGTTTAATTTATCACAATCAATATGATCTATCTGACCAACAGGCCACTCTTTTGTCACATAGAACCATGCCAACCTGTGTGCTTTGTATCTAACACGGTCCATGCTGATTCGGCAATAACCATGATTATCGATAGATCCTGCACATTCCTGTGTTTTATTCCACATGAACACACCAGTATTGGGATCATACGTAACAAGACTTAATAGTCTTTCGTGGGTAACTTTATTGTTAGTTTGTTTCATTGTTTTCACCTGTCACTACGCACCGCTTCAAAGGCTATGTTGGTCATGTCCAACACATTGGCTGGTTCAACCAAGATGTTCTGCACAATAGAACAAACATCTTCAATGTCAAGTGCTACGAAATAGAAGAAACTGTCTTCACTTTCCTCTACCGCTACAACAAAACCGTTCTCAGCATCAGTGATTGTTATCTTCATTCTAGTCCTTCCACATCAACCCTGTTGAATGTAATGTCTGCATCAAGCCTACTCATGGCATAGATGATGTGCTCTTTGACAGTGTCAACAAGGTAGTCTTCGTTGGAATACTCAGCACCCAAGTCTTCAACATCAATCTCAGCTTCAAATGTCACTGTTACTTTTGTCATTGTGTTCTCCTTCAAGTTCAATCAACAGATCAATGTAGTGCTTAGCCTTCTCCAAGTCCTTGATACCGTTCTTGTTGCGCCAGCGACTGACATACTTAATAACATTGCCTTCAAAGTATCCAATACCATTGGCATATATATACTCAACAGGTTGAATGGCTAAGTCTTTGTAATGATTACCTGAAACTTGAACATCCAATGCTCGTTTGTTGAAGGCCACTTCTTTCTGATCATAAGCAGGTGGTGGAATTACCTTACCTTCACCATTGTCAATGTTCTTGAACACGTCAGCGGCTACCCATTTAGTATAACCACCAATATTACAGCAAGAGTAACAAGGGTCACTGTTGTAATTCAACTGTCTATAAAAACAAGTTTCACAGTCTTTATCAATCATTGCATGCCCCCAACGGTTTTGCTGTACTGAGTCAGCACATGTGTGTCATCAACAACGGTTGCATCACCAAGATCAATACCACCGTCTGCATAAATCTCATCACACTTATCCATGATCTTCTTTGCAAAGGCTTTGTCTTCTTCCATCAACGGAACAGTTGTTGCCATCAATGTTGCGACAGCAAGCATGTCTTGCATGTCTTCTTCATTCAATGTAACTGGACCAACAGCACACACCATCAGTTCAAAGTCACCGTCCCACTTCTCGTCTGCGTTGATAACTGGTCGCAAGATTACAGCTACGTCATTCGGTTTAAAGGGCTTGTCCATGTTTGTCCTTCATGTCTACGTAAGAAAAGTAGATGGGCGTTTTCAACAACCCTATCATCATTACCATCATAAGCTTCAACACAGCGCTGAAACATTTCTGTCTCATCTGCTGCATCTTCTAACATCTTCTTAGCCTTGACATTACCAATGCCACGAAGACCTATGATGTTGTCGGCAGTATCGCCTGTCAAGATTTGCATGTACAGCCTGAGCAAACCTTCAGCTTCAGTGACATAGTAGGCTTCCTTCTTGATGAAGTTGTAATGCCAACCCGCCACCTGATCTAAGTCTTTGTCCAACGAAACAATGACCCCATTATCACCAAGCGTTGTAGCTTCAATGGCAATGGAGTCATCGGCTTCTTGACCTTCAGACATGTCAGCCTTCCACTCTTGCATCAGATGCTTACGCACCGCAGCCAAATGTTTAGGCTTTGTTTTGTCTGCTCTGTTGCCTTTGTAGGGGGCTGTGATGGCTATGTCGTTTCTGAAGTTGCCCTTACCTGTGAGAAAGAGCTTCCATTGATCGACATATCCACACTTATCTACGCCACACATGAGAGTGTTAATGATAAGAGAGTCAACAGACCGGATAGCCTGTGACTCTTCTTCATTCTCACATGCGGCTGCTGCGCGATACGCATATATATCGCTGTCCAGCAACGCTATCATTTACAGAACGTCTTCGTCGTCAGCGGAGAGGTCAGCACCACCAGCATAGGCAACCAAGTCTGTAACAACCAGCTTAGCCAATGAAGGGCTAACGCCTTTCTTGTTCTTGTATGTCCAAGCATAGCTACCAATCATACAAATTGCTTTGCTGCTATTGCCAATGTCTTCAATGATTTCATCACCATCGGTGTCGTAGGCTTTGATGGGACGCTGGCTCTTGCAAGTGATGTACTTACCCTGCTCAGGCTTCTTCTCTGTATTCTCTTGCACCGAGATACCCATGTCTTCCAGTGCAGCAACTGCTTTGTCAGACAGGTTACACAGATCAACCGTGTAAGCATCAGCCATTTCATTCTTACGATTCAGAGAGGCCCAATATACATCGGCTTTGATTTTCAACTTATCACTCATTTGAGTTTCCTTTGAGTTTAATGCTGACCAATTCAGTAGGGGTCAGCTTCCTACATGCTTCATTGTATCACCAGCTTTGCAGCAGCGTCAATGTAGTATTGGTAGTCAACGTCTTTCCAAGTGAAGTCGTTGATGTCGTTGCATGTCCACATACCGTAGCCTTCACCAATCGATATGCGTCTAGGCTCAGCCTCTTCCTTGAGTGGTGGCATCACCTTGATGAGAGCACCACCAGCATTGCAAGCATAGAACCTGCACATGTTCTGTTGATGCACCTCAGTGTTGTCACCCATCACCATCACAAGCCTACTACTGCGTGGCACTTTCACCCTCAGCATGAAGTCATACTTGTTCTTGTGACCCTTGATATATACATCAAGAGGAATACCCTGAAGCATTGCAGCTTCAGCAGCCTTCGGAATGATAAGACCACCTTGATCTTGATGCCATCCCAAACCTTCGTGTTGATACGCACCCTTGCGCTTCACCTTACCGTCTGTATATACAGCGATGTAGTTGTTCACGTCACGAATAATCATCTTTGAATAATGAGCATACTCAAGTTGTAGACCAACCTGTCTCTGCCATGCATCACAGATGTTGATGTATTCATCATGCTTGTTACGTGGCATCTTCACAGTGATACCGTCAGTATTAACCTGCACAATGGATAAGCCTTCAATATCCATCAGCTTCTCAGCCAACAGGCACAGGCTAAGCTGACCATTGATGGTGATCGTCATCGTGTACTGAGGGTCGTAGAAGGGGCTGTACTTGTTATTGCTGTCACCGTACACACCGTTCAACGCAAGCTTCAGCATGGCGTTCTCAGCGCTGCCCTTGGGGTAGCTCTTACGCTGCTCGTACACATCTTGGTAGATGTCACAGAACTTCTCAGACAAATGCTCAGGGAATACACGATTGGCAATGGCAATGTTGGGATACATAGACGCAACGTCAGCATCAACAATCATGTACTCTTCATCTTCTTTGACGATGGTGCTCTCAATAGAACCGTGAATACCACCAGTACCAAAGTCGAAACGAAAGCCACCGATTGTCACGTTCAAGTTGGTAGCAACTCTCCAGTTCTTCCAGTAGCTGTACTGCTTCTCACCCTTCTTCTTAGCCTTCAACTCTTCTTCCGATACCCACC